TACCAGTTTATTGTCTAATCCAGTAACTTCAAATCCTGGGTCTTGCCCCAGACGAACCACTCGAACGTCTCGCCTTTTGGCACCCGCAAACTTTTCTTTTAACATTCTAATATCTTCAACAGTGGGCTCACTTAACTTTTGCAGGTCACTACGTACCAATCCCTCTAGTGTAGTGCTGGTTGTCGTCGGTACTTCAAATCCTATAGGACGTTGTGCTAAGGCTTTCCATCCATCATCCAATACAGTAAAGAACTTCTGGAAATAGACCCGTGACCTCATAGCGACCTCAATACGTCCACCGGCAGCATAGCCTCTTTGCGCAACTTGACCAACAAATCGCTTAATCACATTGGGGTCATTCGCCCATTTAGTTACACCTCTTCCAACATCCTCTACAAGTCCAGGTTGTAATGCGTGTTGTACCCGCCCATACGCGGCTTGGGGAAGAAGAGTATCAAAAGAGTCTAATGCTAGTGCGCCCTGTGCTTTATATGCGTCCCAAGCATTTATACCAATCTTTCCTCCTGCTTCTGCGTAATCAATTAATTCTGTGGCTGTACCTGGTGCATATTTAGCATATCTCAAAACATATCTATCAATTGCGTGGAATGGATTAAATCCCATAATAACAACTTTTACCATATTATCTATGTAATTAAATACATTCCATGCCGGACGTAGACCCAACCAATAATCCACCAAAAAAGCATTATTGGTTTGAATGGCCCGCATTATTCGATTTTTATTCCGAAACTTTTCAAACACCTTGTAAATCTCAGGTGCCTGTTCCATAAAACATTTCTTCCCAATTCCTTGGGCTATCGCTGTAGCAGCATCAATTACTTCTTGCGTAAGACCATATCTACTGCCCCGATTTAAAATCTCTGCACCAAGTTTAGGACTTTCCTGTAAAACTTCTGCGGCCCTTCTAAACATTAGTTGAGTATAATTCGGCACATCTGCCCATTGTTCCCATGCAGCAGGATTCTGCAAAATCTTCAGGGCTTCTTCGGCATCATCTGTATATTTCGTAATCCACTGAAGAGAGTCTTTTAATCCCAAACTCCATCGGTGGGCTTTGGTTCGCACTGCGGCATCCATCATCCAATCAACAACTGTACTAACTCCAGGAACATGCCGACCCATCAATCCCAAGCTGCCGCCAATTGTTTTACTAAACACGTTAACCAATCCCTTAGTTGCTGCACTCTGAATCCCAACCCAGGACATTGGGTCAATGAGAATCTCGCCTACCAATTCTACGCCCACGTGCTGTGTTTCCATTCCAGCCGTTTCCGGATTTACTCCCTCATATACGAGTCGTTCATATTCTGCTTTTCGGTCGGGATAAAACATGTGAGAATATCCAAATCCAGCAGACATCTGCCAGGCTTCTGTTTGCATAGTATTAAAATCTAGGGACTCTCCTGTCCGCGCAGACTCAACCCCTTTAGACAAAAGTTCTCCATAGCGCACCAATGCTGACTTCGGCCACTGTTCCTCCATTATTTTTATATCAGCGTCGTCCCCCAATTCAACTTCTCGTGCTTGATAGTCTAGCAGATATTTGTGAAGTTCCGGAAACTCTTTTAATTTTTCTTCCTGCCCGTGTTCTAACCAATACTTCCCAACAAGAATATTATAGGGGGAATTGACTCCGGCCCCGCTATATGTCATTGGGTCTTGCTCATCCATATAAATGAGATACCCTGCTGACCGCTTAACCTTTTTGGAAAATCCCCAAAAAATTTCACCCAATGCTCCACCAATCGCACCCAATACTGTAGATGTATAGGCTTGAATAGGTGACCGTCCGGCAGACAGTTGTGTATCAATAGCATCCCGAAATGCAGTTATCCGAGTATGAACAATATCCCGAATCCCACCAAAAATTCCAGTATCTAAATCTACTGCTTCTGGAAATTCGGGGGCCTCGGCCACGCGAGGCACTGTTGGGTCTGCCAAAGGAGTCGGAGGAACTGGCTGCCAGAATTCGGGACTTTCTCGTGCAGCTTGACTTACTTCCTGCGGCACCATCGTAGGATATGCGGGAGTCTCAGGTTCCCACGGATATTCGTCGGCAAACTCCCACCACGGAACTGTAGGTTTCTCTGCAGGTTCGACTACCCTAGTTGGAGGTGTAGGCGTCGGAGGAATTACAACTACACCCTGTTCTTTTGTGACACCTCTGGGAATTGCCATTATTTAGGTCTCCGCGCAACTTTCAACTCTTTCATTTTCAAATATAGTTTCTCACGCATTTCAACTTTAATCGTTTATGTTTTTGTATAGTGACGTATCCATCTCCATCGAAAAAGCCAGCAATGTAAATTAACTCTTGTTCGGTCATGTATATTCAGGGTGTTGTATCTGCGGAATGTCTATCGAATACCATCCGCGTCCAGCATCATACCGCAACTGTGAAAGTGTCTGAATCGCTTCTACATTCTCTGCAGGCAATGCACTAACTTTAGTAATAATTGACTGCCATCGTTTTGCTGCACTTTGGGCAAGCCACTCATCTTTAGGAATCTTAAACTTCAAAGACTCAAATAGCCTATCCATAGCTTCTAAATAACCTTCCCCTTCATACCAAGGAGTTTCTCCTTCTGCCCATCTTTCCGGAGGAATTGCATACGCCTCGCGTTCTTCCTCTTGTGGGAAAATGCCTGGAATCATTCCCATAGCCGAAGGCCCAGATAACAGTTCTCGAATATATGAAGCCCACGGCTGCAAATATGGTGTCACTCCGCTGGGCTGCCACCATTCAAACTCTGGCATTGGTTCCGGAGGTTCTCCGGTAGTCGGCCTCGGCCCTGGCCCTGGTATTGGAGCAGTAGGGCCAACACCAGGCATCCTTGGCTGTGCCCTAGCCGGATACAGGCTAGGGTCATACCTTCCGAGTCGCTTTAAAAGTTCAGGGTCATACGGGTCAATTGCCCCGCCAAATCCCTCTTCTCTTGCCCTTGCAGTGGGTTCGGCTACAAAAGGCACATAGACAGTATAAGGAGTTTGTGTCTGTGCAGGCAAATAAACTCTCCGTGCTGCCTGTCTCGCAGGAACAGGGGGTATTCGCGGCTCAGCCCGACGTTCCCTATCTACCAACCACGGAAGTTCAAACTCTGCATGTTCTGGAATTGGCATTCTAATATCCTTCGGCTGTTAGCTTTTGCATAGCCGCCTCATATCTACTAAATTCCTCATTTCCAACCTTGCGTCTAAGCGTGGTCTGCTGTTCTTGAGACATGGATAAAAATCTCTGCACCTGTTCTCTGTAACTCAATCGTCTTGGTTCCTCACGTGAAGAAAACATCCCCGAAACCATGTCTGTAACGCCAGACATCTGTGTTACTGCCATTTGAATGGCGTCCTGAATATTATTCAACTTTCTCCTCAACTCGTCCTGGAATACCAGCAGATGTTTGTATCTCTGCCATTCGCTGTTCCATCGAAGGCTGCGTGTTTCCACCTGCTAATGCGCCTAACTGTGGAGGAAGCGTTCCAGGTGGCATCGTTACTTCCCGTTCTCCATAGCCTCCTCGTGCATTCTCTCCTTCAGGGGCTTCTAAAGAAATTGGAAGTCCTCCCTGTTTCGCTGCTTGCATGGCCAATCCTTGTATAATCATTGGGTTGTCCAGAATTGCTTCTGCTATCACCCGTTTCGCCTCGTCTTGTACCGACTGTGGCAATAAATCATGTAACATTTGTTGGAGGATGTCCAAAGCAGTCTGACGACTAATTAACTTTTGCTGTACCATTGCGACAACCATATTCACGGTATTTGCGTCGTCAGTTGGAAGTGACGCTGAAAGTTTCACTTCATTGCGATAATAGCCTTTAATCTCATCCCCACTAATTTCAATATCTAAAGATTTCCCACCAATCCCTTTTCCCCAAAGATACAAAGACTTTCTCAAAAAGATTTCATATAGCCGCAAAATGTATTCATTTACTTTAACCAGTGCATTCTCCAATGCTTCCTGCTTAAATGCCACTTTCATCAATGTAGGGTTCCGCAAAAGACTCATAGCGATTCCAGAAATTGACCCCACGTACTGCCCTTGCAAAACTCGCGGCAGTGTACAACGTTCAATCATGCTCATAACCAATTCAATTTGCGCTATCGCCGCTGGATTATGTAATCCTGGGTTTACCAGATACTCCGCACTCTCTTCTAACTCCAGACGATAGTGGTCTCCGGAAGCTGTGCGTATTGGTTGATATGCCCTGCCATCCTCAGTCTTCGTGACCAATGGCGGGTCAAAATGCCGTTCTAAAAATGTAGCCCGCTTAGAAATAAGCTGACTAAAGTAGATGGCTAAATCCTGCACGTCGTAAAGAATCGAAATGCCTATTCTCGCACCTACGTGTGGAAACGGAAGGGAACACGGATGATAAATTACCCAAGGCAAAAATCCATACCCGTGGTCTTTAGGTGATTTCAACCACACTACAGCTTTCGTATCCCCTCGATTTTTATCTTTTGCCTGAAATGAAACAGCAATCGCATTTACATCTTTATCCCAATAATCAATATACGTAACTGTATCATCATCTTTCAAATCTTTGAAAAGGGCTTTGAGTTCCTTATCCCGCTTTTTACGCATATCTAATTGGTCATCATATAGACCAAACTCGTCTCGAATTGCCCCCACTAAACGGGGATACGCATTGATAATGTATCGCCACGTATCGGGTTTCGCTCCAGGCATAGCATAAATATTATAGGGGTCATGTGTTACTACGACAATTGGACACTCACCTACGTCGGTGTCTGCGTGCTTATCCCATGCTATTTGAAATACTCCCCAACCATCAACGAGGCCAAACCACAAACTGTCAATTGCTCGCCGATTAACGCGACCACGTTCCCACGTTGCATATAGTATTTTTTCATTCTGGTCGGCAACGTCATTTAATTCTGGTTTAACTTCTGTACGAGGAACGTGCAGTGTGGGCGGCTTCGTTAAAATCAATTCAATAAACGCATCCACCGTCGTTTTAGCAACTGGCATAACTATCCTATACTCGTCGGGTTCTTTCTCTTTTAGCTTGCCATCGTCGCCTGCAAAATACATACCCTCTACCCGAAAATATATATCGCGCCATTTCAATATATTACTATTCCGGTCTTTATAAAACGACACCAGTGCATCAAGTCGTTTCTGTAGAATCTCTAAAGTCAACTGTGATTTAGCCATGTATCACCCTTCGACGGTACTCTTCCTGCCGTCGCTTACGAGAATATTCACTTGCTTTCTCTCTTGACACTTTTGCCGACTCCTTGCTTTTCCCCCAATACCCGCATCTAATTACCAACAAATAAATCAAGGCTTTAATCAGATGATTCCAAGAATCCACGGGGTTTTTCTTGGCGCGGGGGTCACCTGTTTCTAATCTCGCCAACGAAACTTCTTTATAGTGGTATCGCTTCATCTCAGTAGAAAACCATCGTGCGCGAGGATGTACCCACAGACTACCCATATCTAACCAATACTGTAACGTTTTAACTCCTGCTGCCACACCAACCTTTTTCTTACGCAGTCGAAATCCTGGAATCTCCTCACGGACTTTTCGTTCCCACGTGCGTCTCTGTTCGGGGGCCATAACATCTATACATCCATGATATGGTTCTTCCCACGGCTGATGCCACAAGCGAGAAAACCATTCGCGACTTGTTACAATGTCATATATCTCATGCGTCGTTGTTGTCGTCTGAAGATAAATTTCATCAATAATACAACAGTGGTATCCGCTCGACAACTCATTCACGCTTTCTAGCCCAAGAGAGTGCGCTGTCTTAAACTGTACGACTGCTACTGCATACGTTCCCCCAGGGTCAATGGCCAAAAACACGGGCAAGTCTGGGTCATACTCCGCCTTATCTTTATCTACAAACGTGGATATATTATAGTCGGGGAAAACTCTAAATTGGTTTCCTGCAGATTTTGCGAGATAGCGGGCCTCGAATGTTCGTGGGTCAATTCGCTTCCGTTCTTTTTCCAACCACTTTAAGTCAATGTTGTTAATGATTACCTGTGTCCCAGGTTTCAATGGCCACGTAATATCCGGATTTCCTTTCATAACCTTTTTAGGGTTCGTGTGGTAATCATCTGCCACATCTTTTAATTCTTCACCGCCACGTCCCATATAGATATGAAAGTTTTTTGTGGTAGGCATCATAAAAGAAGCAATGTCTAAATCATTATCGCCTTGGCCAATATCGAAATACTCTTCAAACCATTCGCCCTGTAAAAACTCGAAAGTTCCTATAGATAGAATCCACCCACCACTGTCAATTAAACGGGGTATTAAGCGATTATCGTAGAGGAAGAAAGGACACAGTGCAGCTTCATCAATGATGATATAATCTACTGGAACAGCGTGCATACTGTCAGGAGACTCAACAGACTTCAAATCAAGTCTCGACCCGTTCCACAGTTGCAGCCGTTGATTCTTAGGAGACCAATAATACTCTCCCCACTTCAACGTATCCAAGCGCGTACCGCGAGTTATCTGCAACCTGTCGGTCAACCAACCCTGAACTTCGAGACGTAGCTGGTCAGCCATGCTATAATTTTTGCTGACAACCCATCCTGTCGTATTTGGCCACAGCATGTACGGAACCACTTCGCTGGAGGCCATGTAAGTCTTGCCTCCACGGTTCCCACCGCCTACAATTCTGTGTGTTGCACGAGACTCATGGATAGCCCAAACGTGAGGAAGTGGACGGTACCCCATTACTTTCCAGATGGCGGCTTTATGTGGAACTTGTTCCCATCCAAGAAGTTCTTTGGTTTCCTGCCAATAAGTATCCTGATAGGTTGGTATGTGAGAGATGCCTTGTAAACCAGACCTCACCTTTTGCGCCGCCTACGCTTGCTGTGTTTCTTTCCTCTGTACCCTTTATACGCCCTGTTCGCTGCAGCCTTAGATGTGTACATACAAGAGCCACTTCCAATGCGGTACTTTCCATTGCTGCATTTATGCACCGGCATCTAAATGAATTCCGCCAACAACATTTCCAACTCTTCCAAATTGCTTTCATATATAACAATCTTTGCATATGCTTTATTTGCGGCTTCGCCAGTTACGAGGCCATCATCAATTGTATCTACTAACCTATCCATTGCACATTTTGTTTCTTCAATTGCTATTTGCAAATCTTTAACTACCTGACTCACTTTATACATCCTTTCTGGGTGCTGGCCCTATATAAATTCCGTTCTTCGCTGCTTCCGAAAGACGAACAGGCACTCCCATAATTACATTTGGAACTACAATTTCTTCAGGGTCAATCCCG